ATTGGCGAGCATTTATCTGCTGCGGCAATCCTACAGATTGGTGCAGACAGATGGTCAGCCGGGTTAGTACAGCAAGATAAAGTAGACGTCGTCGCATGGGATGATGTAGGATTTATTCGAGTGCAAGTAAAGTCGTCTCATTTAAGGCGGCATAGAAGCACGCCCATGTTTGGATTTAATGTAGGTAGTGGACTTAACAAAAGGATACCAACGAAGGAAGACCATGACATTGTATGCTTTTGCGCTATTGAATTACGAAAGGTCTACTTTTACCCGACTTGCTTCATCAACAAAGTTACGTATCGATGGAAGCAAGGTTTCTTTGAGACGAAAAATTTGGAAGAAGATAGCTGGGATTACGCGGTTGAAATGGTAAGGAGTAACGTATGTTGAACTGGGATAATTATCCGAACTTTTCTGAGCCTGAGTTTGCTTGCTCGCACACAGGCGCTTGCGAAATGCAAGAACATTTCATGGACGCGCTGCAAGAGCTACGCACCATCTACGGCAAACCCATGCCGATAACCAGTGGCTATCGTAGCCCGGAGCATCCGATTGAGGCTCGTAAGAATAAGCCCGGCACACACGCTACCGGGTTAGCTGCTGACATTGCGTGCAGTGGTCAGGACGCTTACGACATATTGCAGATAGCGTTTGAGCTAGGGTTTAGCGGCATTGGCGTACAGCAAAAGGGTAGCGCTCGTTTTATTCATCTCGATATGTGGGAAGATGGGCCACGCCCTAACGTGTGGAGCTACTAATGCTGGGCGTGTTTAAAACCATACTTGGAAGCGGCGATATCGTATCGAAGGGCATGAGCCTCATCGATGATATGCATACAAGCACCGAAGAAGAGATCCAAGCAAAGGCGAAAGCTAAAACAGATTTGCTATCGGCGTATGCGCCGTTCAAAATAGCGCAGAGAATACTAGCCATTATGTTTGCGTTTGTATTTCTGTCTAGCTACATCCTGACGCTGACTATGACGATACTTGGTAAAGGGAATGCCGGGGATGTTACGCAAGTGATGGAACAGTTTAGCCTCAACTATGCGATGTTAATCATACTAGGCTTTTACTTTGGAGGAGGAGCAGTCGAAGGGTTCTTGCAAAACAAAAAGAAATAGAGGGCTAAACGCCCTCTAATATCTCGATGCTGTTACTTGAGCCGTAGGTTTTGCGGATGTAACCCCGGTCAACAAGAGCCTCAACATGTTGGTGTATTGCTTGGCGTGTAACGCCCAGATACTCCGATAGCTCGCGATAGTTAGGAACATAGCCCTGACCCTCTGTAAGCTCCTGTATGGCGCTTAAAACGCGTTTCTGTGCTGGTGTAACTCTCATGATAGCTCCTTAATGGTTAGCGTGTTTTGCCTGACAGATGTAGCTGGCTTTGCCGGGGTTATTTTCTGAGGCTGTGCGCGTGTCTTACGCATGGGCCATTTTACCATGACGCGTCTGCCGTCTATCTCGCTCACTGCCTCTTCGTGGTTGCCCATATACTCCTTTATGAATGCCTCTGCCTCGTTAATTGTAGCGTCGCATTCCTTCTTGAGGCGCTTTGCTTCAAGTAGCATTTCGATATTATGCGCTACGTCTGCATCATCTACCTCAAGCGGTGGCGCGCCATCGTCTACTTGGCGGTAGGCTACGTTGCCATCTTCCGATGATGTAACCGGGTACCAGTCTACATTAACAACGCGCTGTTGGAAATCATACGCCGCCTTCGCAATGCGAGACTGCATGGCTAGGTCTTGCTGATAGATAAATATGCGTAGCGTTGAGCCGCGATATAGCACACACACGGCGCCCCACTTTGCCCCGGTACACATCATCTGCGCTTGTAGTTGCAGAGGCCCACGGTGAGGCGGCGGTGTATCCTCTGGCGATGCCTGTGTTGTTTTGCATTCCAATATTATTACATCGTCTGCCTGTGGGTGCGTGACTGAGTTCATGATATAGATGCCCTTGGAATAGTCATGCTCGATGAAGCAAGACGCTAATGCCCTACCGTCGAGAGAGCAAGCAAGCGGCAGCGTGTCATGCGTAAACGCTGTCTCGAACTCAGTCTCTAGCTTTACTAGGTCGAGGCGCTCTGCTACCTCGCGCAGTATTACCGGCTCGTGCTTGTCGCCCCAGTAAGTAAGCTCGTTACCATCCCACGCGTCCGGGCCATTGACCGCATCCGATAGCACCTCGTTGGGTGATTTGTATGGGTTCATGTTCATGATTGCGGCTATGGTTGAGCCTGTTGCGATATTATCTGGTGTTAGTTTTCCGACCATTAGTTTGTCTCCTTCATTTGGTGGTTTGCCCCATAAAACTCTTCAGGCATTCTGTTATGTTTGGCACTGTTTTCTTTCCAAGTTATTACTTGCAAATTCCAAGGTACGTTTAAGCCACATACTATTTCACTTTTTAATGGATAATAGTGGTCAACTGCGTATTTAATACCTGTTTCTTTTTGTAAGCGTTGGGCTTCTTTATAAAATGGAATAAGAAGATTTTTATCTAACCAATTAGGTGTAGATTTTCTTACTCGACGTCTGCGAGTTTGTGTTTTTATGTTAAGTTTATTTCGATAAGCATTGTCTAATTTTCTTTTTAATCTACGTAAACGTCTTGAACGCTCTCTAACTTCTGGGCTGTTAGCATATTCTCGTGCTTTTTGTTTTCTGCGTTCATAACGCTCTGGGTCTTGTAACAATTTTGTTTTTTGCTTTTGCCATTTGTCTTTCCAATAATTTGGATTTTCTGCTAGACGATCTTCCACAAACTTTCTTCTTCGTAGTTTATCACTATCGTAGTTTTGTATAGCGTAGTTAGTAAGTGTCTGTTTGCGCCTTTCTGGGTTTTGTTGAACATATTTTTTTGACCTAACTTTGCCACATTCTAAACAATGCATAGATTTTGTGAACCGTTCACAAATATGACCATGCTTACATGGCTTGCCAGTATAATACCTGACTAGCCCCTTTTGACGCGCCTCTTCGCGACTAATGATTTCCATTCTTTTTCTCCCTTCTATTTTTGAAATATCTGTTTTTAGAACAGACGATACAGTGACTATTTTTGACATACCTCTCATCGATATGCCCATTGATGCAAGGCTCGCCGGTAAAATACATACCTTGCTTTTTTGCCTTTGCTTCAGCGCGTGTCATGATTTCTATTTTACGCCTCATAGCACAAACATAAACATCATGACGAGGTAGACAGTTACGAAGAATAGAGCCGTAACTAAAAACTCTGCGAATATTTCATACCATTTCATTTGGTTACTCCCATTAAGTTACGCACGCTAGATGCGTGCCATTGACCGCCCATAGCTGACGGTATCTGCGCCTCGTTTAGCGCGAATGCGATAGCGCGAAGGCTCTGACCGGCCTTGCGTAATGTAGTGATTATAGGTAGCGCGGTAGGCGCAACATCTGCGGTGCGCTCCTTGCGTAGGTTAGCGGTAGCGGCACCACCCTTGCGTGGGTCTGGTGCGCCTAGCTTTACGCCTCGTTTTTTGGCCTGTGCTAGTGCCGCCTTGGTGCGCTCAGAGATACGGCGCCCTTCCCATTCAGCAAATACTGCTGCCATCTGTAGGAAGGTGCGGTCTGCCTCTGGCATATCAGCGCAAGTTATAGGCACGCCAGCTTCAAGTAACCCGGTAATAAAGTGTACGTTACGAGCGAGCCGGTCTAGCTTTGCGATAAGAAGCGTGGCGCCTAGCTCCTTTGCGTGTGCTAGTGCAAGCGCTAACTGTGGGCGATTGTTCTTCTTGCCGCTCTCTATCTCTGTGTATTCCGCTACGATATCGTAGCCAGAGATAGCAGCGCGTTGCGCCTCAAGGCCAAGACCTGACTGGCCTTGGCGCTGGGTAGATACACGGTAGTAAGCGATGTATTGCATTATATTCTCCCTTGGGGGCGGCTTACGCCGCCTCTCCTAAACTGTCAATGTGCCTTTGAAATATCCCATTTAAATCTTCACGAACTTCTGGAATAGTGTTGTACGCATGGCGCAAAGCATCTACTGTGATACCTAATTCTTCAGCGCATCTTTCCATAATTGCATTAATATAAGTAATAAAAAGTTTTTCTGCTTGTTGGTTAGTCATTATATTCCCCTGTTCATCAATAAAACGTCAATGATATATCAAGTATATATATCATGTTGATATCTATTACAAGGGATAGAGAGAAAAAAATTACAGGGCTATCATGACAGACACAAAACCTACCCTACTCAGGCTACGCGTAAGCACCGTTGAAAAGCTACGCGCTGCCGTCAATAACTCAGCGCATCGCAGTATGGCGAGCCTCGCAGACGAGATACTGGATAACGCTTTAACGCCGCGTGATGAAAGCAAGCCAGTGATAGCGCAACGCATTAACCAGATGATAGGAGCCAACAAATGAGCAACGAGATGACTTGTCCAAGATGCCAATGCACAACCACGCCTGTTGAGGTGCATGGGCATACCCAGTGCCGGGTGTGTAAGTTGGTCGTCGAAGAGTGCTGTCAGGGCGAGACGTGCGAGAGTGGGTTTGTGGATGCGAATATCAAGGACGAGCCTACAGGACGTATCACAACCATACGTCACGATAAC